CCTGAACTCGCAACGTGTCCAGAAGACGGCGGATTGGACCAATCTACGCGATGCTTTAAGTATATACGCTCCATGGTTTGCGGAGATGACTCATATACTATCCTAGCATTGCCCACTGACCCTCGTGCCTGTGACACATTTATTGAGGAAATGGAAAAAACACTACGCGGCATGGGATTTCTACCCAAAATTAAGACCTATCGTGATATCCATGCTGGTGATTATTGTGCTTCCTTGTTTGTGCCTCTTGGTGTTCGAGAGAACGGCATCGTCCGGCAAATTCGCCGTCTCGTCTTGAAATACGGTCGTGCCTTGCCTAAAATAGGCTGGGCCCTTTCCTCCTCCTACGCCCCAGATGATTATGCATACATGCGTGGTGTTGTGCTTGGCCTGAGACCCGCCCTGAAAGGTGTTCCTATATATGATGAGTATATTCAGGCCGTTTTGGCAATCACTGACGGACATAAACAAAGCTTCACGCATGATGCCCTTGTCCACTTCAATGCACTCGATTTGGATATTGTACCCACTGCTGCTACTTACAATTTTTATTGTGATCGTTATGGAATCAGCAAGCGCGAGCTTTGCTCCTTTGCTGATTTGCATCGCAAGGTGTACAAGCTCCCATGTGCCATATCACATCCAATTATGGCTGTGATATGCGACGTGGATCTCGCGTAGGGCGGCGGGTGTGGCGTATGAGGTGTGACGGCCGACACACCGCCCGTAGCCACAATATCGGCCAACTCGAAGAAACATGCCCTCTAAAACATCCCCTAAAACTAAGGCATCGCGCCTTAAAACATCATCTAATGCAAAACTACGAACCACCGGTGCAACATCAACTGCCGTCCAACGTAGCACCGACTCCCGACTTAAGGCCTTTCATGCAGCTGCCAAGCAACGTAACAAGCTTTCGTTCACCGTCGGTGCAAGACCATCTGCTTCTGACGCTTGGCAGGCTCAACAAAATAATGCTCGCGAATATATTCGTCAAGTTTATAACCCTCATCTCGATTTGGGTGCTCGTCTACCTTCACCGATCACTCTAGGCACAGTAACCTCACACCTTACTGAAACTATTGATGTTCAAATTGGTTGCTACACTGGCCAGAATGATTATGGTGGCGTTATCATTGCTCCCAATCTTACTGATTGTTATAATACTGTCAAAACTTCAACCGACGGTAAGACACTTGCCGTACTCGAATTTAACGGAGCACAAGACTCAACCCATGCTTCTGCTCTCGGCGATTCAAGTATACTTTACCGCGTTGTATCTTTTGGCGCTCACATACTTGACTGGGGCGCTCAGGCTGCGCATGGCATGGTACTCGTGGCTGGCATGATGCCCATCACTGATTCAAATTACTATTCCACTGGTTCTTATACCACGCTGATGGCTTCTAATTGTTACACTGAATTTGACACAAACAAGCTACCAGCCGAGGGTATTAACATGCTTTGGCTGCCTATGACTACTGATCCTGTTGTTGAGCGCGCCGATGCATCAATGAGCGTTATGCCTACGGCTTCTGGTTTCCGTACAATTGATGAAGACAGTATCACTGATAATCGACTGTACATCTTCTTCCGTGGCACTGGTGAAACGGCCACGGATACTGTGCGTATTAAACTATTTTGGAACCTTGAACGCATTCCCGATGTTGAACAAGCACAGTTCTTTAACCTTCAAGCCGCTCCAGGCTCTCCTGCCGCCATTGCCGTTGCTGAACAGGAAGCTAACGTATTTCTTGACAAACACGGTTGGCTTGACTCTGCACAAAAAGGTCTCATGACTTGGGCCTCTAAGGCCTGGCCCGCTGTGAAACCCCTGCTTCTTGAATCTATTGGAACACTTGGCGCCAGCATGTTGTCCGCAACAGCAAAACGACGCCTTCAAGAGAACAAAGTTCCACACACCCAAGATGATCTTCAGGAAGTATGGAAATTGCATCGCAAGCTACGCATTTTAGGCCTCAGTCATCTGTCACCACTTGCTAAGCATTCTGTCTTCTATCGCTACAAGCTCAGTCTGAATTCACCGCTGCATGAGTTCATCTCTGCAGCTGGTGACACTTGGACACCTGTATAGGTTTTCATTGTTAAATGCAAGCCTTTTCTTTATTATATATTTTATAATGCCGGCTTATACCGCCAAGGATGTGAAGCCTTGGTTCCGGTTTTTCCTCTTTTTGCTTGCATTTTTCTTTTATCTAAACAAAACAAACATTTCTTCGAGTTCCGTTTATGACTTTTCTTGTTTTTCCATTCTTTTGTTTTTCAATTTGTTTTACACACCGTGCCGCGCACCATATTCAACCGGCGGGGGCATAAATATTGCCGGGTGGTGCGAGGCACACGCTTTTATAAGCGTAG